CATTCTCAACACCACGAACCAGAAATTGATTACCAATTAACTGGACATTAGTATAAAATTTCATTTAAGAAGATCTTCGTATTTTTCAAGTAAAGTAGGTTTGGGATCAATAAGTGTTAAGATCTTATCTGATGATAGCATAAAAACATTTTGATTGGTAGATTCAACCAACCAAGGAGATAAAGTATTATTCTCTCCAACAACAAATGGTTCTGTTAATTTACAATCTGGTTGACCAATATCTGCTCCTATCTCTTCAATCTGTGAAACCAACTTTTGTTGATTCACCAGAACTATCAGTTTGATCGGTGGTTTCTCCATTTAATACATCCTCCTTATACATTTGTTCAATTTTATCAATAGGTGTTACCATTGTAACTACCCAGTCAGTTGGTAGTGGTATTGCTTTTTCTTTTGCAAGAGGCATCCACGGAAACATTGATATTGATGTTTCTTTCTTTTCATCATTAGATTTTTTTGGTATTAACTTAACCACAACTGGTTTAGTAAGAAAATATCCAATGACTTTTTCTTCAGATACCATCTCTTGAACATCAGCAATAACATCTTCACCTGATTTCAAAAGTAATATTTTTACCGTCATTTAGTTTTGTGTCCTCATATAATTATAACATAAAAAAGGGGATCGTCAAGATCCCCAAGTTCCATCTCGAACTCATGTTTATTTAGAGGTAATCTTTACGAGCATGATGCTCTGGAACTACCTTACCAACGTTTACCGAAAGAAGACCATCTTCAAATACAACCTCTTTGATTTCTATATCATCAGTGAGTTGCCATTCTCTTTTAAATGATCTTTGAGCCATGCCACGATGAACATACTCATTTTCTTTCTTTTCGTCTTTCTTTCCCTCTACAACGAGTTTACCGTGTTCCGTGTAAACTTTGACTTCTTTCTTTTTAAATCCTGCAAGTGCAATCTCTAAAGTAGATTCGTGATTATTTTGTTGAATAATATTAAATGGTGGGTATGTTGCGTTTGTGCTTTCCCAAAAATTTTGTATGGTTCTATCTAAACCAATACTATTTGTTGTTATTTTATCAAATAGTTCTGCTAAATCCTTAGCTCTGTAGATGTTTGTCATGGTTCTCCTTAAATAAGCGAGTGTAATTTTGTCCCTTTCGGCGACATTACTAATTATACACGAACACAAAAAAAGAGGGGTGTTGAAACCCCTCAGATTATGTTCGGTTTACTTAATGGGTATGGTTTACCGTATTATGCAGCTGCATATTCATCAGATGCATTAAACTGATTTTCTAGTCCATCAGTATCTTCCAATATAACCTTTGCATTGTCACCCAACTGAACTAAAGATTTTAAACTTTCATTTTTTCTGTCTTGTGGTAATGCACCCATCAAAACAATTGGCCAAGTTGTTACACCCATTTTTGTATAGACAGATTTCCAGTGATCAAATCTAAGAACAATATTTTTTCTTTTGGTAGAAAAATTTTGTTTCTTTGTAGGTGCGCCACAGTGACAGATAACATATGTTTTTTTACCAGTCTCTGCAAATGTTTGCATAGCGTTCATAACAACCCTCCAGTCGTACCCTTCTTTCATTTGAACACCGTACATGTCACGTTCATGATCAAACTTTTCACCAATAACGTACTCTTCTTTTGAGTGATTGGATATCCAATCTTCAACCTTAGATTTAGATGTATAAAGAATATATGGAAGTTTGACTCCTAGTTCTTTAAGAACTTGTGGAACCACACGATTCATAGTTTCTTTTCTACGAAATGGATATACTTTTTTAAACTTTGCACGAATCGCTGTTTCAGTTTTTTCAATTTTTCCATCCGTAACTTTTTGAATAAGAAACTTTCTCATATCAACTTCTTCGTTGATTCTTTTTGGAAGTGTCTCATTCTCTTGTGCTTGCACATCTTCCAGTGCATCTTCGGTTCCCTCTAGGTTAGTGAAAAACCAACCTTTAGTATTTAAAAGACGTAATGCCTCTGATCTACCATACCCATAAACCAACTGCCAAGGCTTTGCATATTCTTTTCCACGATACTTAACAGCAGGTGGAAACTCCTTCTCATCTACTTTCGCAGCAAAAGAAAGACGCAATGACTCAATTTCTTCTGCTGTATGAGGTTCTTCCTTTGTTACATTCCCATCTATATCATCAATATAAATTTGATCCCAATTTAATTTTACTGTGGGACTGTTTGTAGGTGATGTAACATCCAGATGTGACCAGTCTGGAACTGGAACATTGTTAATATCTGCGTTGTCAAAATACTCTGATGGCGTTGCCATAATTAATCTCCTTAAAACTAGTGTTTATGTTGGGGAGAGAAAAAACACTTTGTGAATTTCCTAACCACATGTATATATTACATCAAAACCAAAACATTGTCAACATGTTAAGGTTTTGACATATTCACGATAAAGAACCTCTTCCATACGGTGTGCTTCTAGTTCCCATGGCTGGTCACTATAGTCCGTCTCAGAGTGGTCTATGCCCTTCCAGAGGCGTTGATTATGCTTATCTCTTAAATCACCACGTACATGCTGTAATACGTGCCACAGTTCATGTAGAAGAGTTTTGGTATAATCTTCCACACTCATGCGATTGTGGATCTCAATCTCAAATTCACGAGGTCTGTGTTGTGCATCCGTAGACCACTGCCAACCGAACACACCTTCCCTGAGTAGTCCCTTATGGTCTACATTTACGAAGATCTTATGGCGTGGGAGATACTTATCCACGAACCAAGTCACGATGCTTTCACATCTTCTCTTAGAATAATTATATCCAGAGTGACTAAGAAAGAGCATTGTTAATTACCAGTTGAGAAACACGCACACCCCAGTTCATCAGAACTACGAAAGATGTGATGAAAATCAATTTTTCAGATCCAGTGAGTTGCATAATCATTCACGAACATAGGTATTATAAAACCCCTCACCATTTCTGGCAAGGGGCTGTGTGACAGTTGCTCAATTGGTCTTAACTTGACGATTTCTCAAAGTAGTAAGCAACATCTTTGTCACTTGTAAAACCACCCATTGCAACTCCACCCCAATTCGTAGATGTCCCTACTTGTCTTGGTGAGTTATATTGTGTTCTATTATTATGTCCTAAAGAACCATGCTCATTTTTTCCCCATGTCCACAGTGTTCCATCAGTTTTAATACAAGAAGCATTGCTACCACCTATTGTAAAGGTATAGTCGCCTCCATTGGTGATACCATCATAGGCTCCATTACCCCATGTAGTATCTGTTCCTATCTGAGTTGGTGATGAACGCTCTGTTGTATTGCCTTGACCCAATTTTCCATTACCCCCATCTCCCCATGACCATAATGTTCCATCAGTTTTAAGACCGAGAGTATAAGCTGCTTCATCTTGATTGCAAACAGAAATACCGTGCCAGTTGGTGCTAGTTCCGACTTGAGTTGGTGATGAATATCTAGTTACTGCTCCTTCATTAAGTCCCAAACTCCCACTATTATATTGCCATCCCCATGTCCATAGTGTTCCATTAGTTTTGATAGCAAACACGTTGTCGCTATTTGAAGCACCCTTAGCAATCTTAGACCATGTGGTATCCGTTCCCACTTGTTTGGGTGATGAATAATTAGACTCGTTATTGTGTCCTAAGATTCCCTGTGATTGTTGAGATCCCCATGACCACAGAGTTCCATTAGTTTTAATTGCAAAACTACCATTTGAATAAGCACCAATTTGATCACTCCAAGTTGTGTCAGTTCCTATTTGAATTGGTGATGAACGGTATTGAGCAGCAGGTGAATGATTTAATCCTAACGCACCATCATCACCATAACCCCATCCCCATAATGTGCCGTCAGTTTTGGTTGCTAGAATATGTGAATTACCAAATGCTGCTGATCTCCAAGTTGTGTCAGTTCCTATTTGAGTTGGTGATGAATATTGAACATCCGCAACATTGGTTCCAGATTGACCATCCTGCAAGTATCCTACTGACCATATTGAATTGCCGCTACCATCAGAATCTTTGGCAAGTATAATTGCCTTATATCCATATTGTTTTTGAATCGTTGCATAATCAAAAGTCGGAGTATCTCCAATCTGTACTGGTGATGAATAGGCATTGGCTCCACTTGATGACATTTCGTTGTTCATCAATTGTCCACGTTCATTGGCTCCAGCAGTAAATGTCTTTCTAACAAAGTTAGCAGTTAGGAAACTATAAGTATTAATTATAGGACTACTACTTGCTGTACCAATTTTCTTAAATGCACCCTCAGGAATAACAACGAAATATGTATGTTCATTTTCAAGAGCAGCCGTAGGATTAATTATTGCCTGACCTGCACTATATGTCACTGAACTACCAACACCAAATGACTGAACAATCGTACCTGATGCACTGTCTTTTCTTAAAGTAACTTCTTTGTCTGCATTTCCTGCTTCAATTCCATGATTGAAAGTCAGGGCAATATTATCACTAAGTTGTGCAGTTGTAAGTCTTTTGCCTTGAAATGGATCAAACGATAGTGCTTGGAAGGTAGATCCTGCACCTGTCATGTTGGTTGCATCACCAAAGTATGTCTTAGCAGTGATGATACCAGCACCAATACCTGCATCTATACCATGAGTATCAATCGTTACTCCACTACCAACAAGAATTTTCTTATCACCAGTTATTCTTGCTGATTCAGCACCATCTCCACGGAAAATAAAATCACGATTGACACTAGAACTGTCGAAGAAGATGTTACCTGAAGCACCGTCTAGGGATGCAGTTGTCGGGCCATCAGTATCTGTTAATTCTATTTTAGGAGTGGCATCTCTTATTTCAAGATTTGTAGCAGTAACAAATCCAGCAACATTAACAGCAGTGCTGATACCTACTGCTGCTTTATCATTTTCATAAAGAATATTGACATGAGTTTGTCCATATATGATAGCACCTGATAAATTC